CGGAATAATACGGGGCTCAGCGGGAGACGGAAGGTAGAAGCTGAAAAGATTCTTGCCATGAACGAAGTTCCTACTGAAGCAGACTTATACATGTTATGCGAAACACTAGGAGCGACTTCGCATGGTAACAAGTGCACCTTTCGTGCGATCGCCTTACAGGAGATCGGGAAAGTACGCATTGCTACCGTACATGATGCTGCACAGGTTCACTTCGGACGGGCAATTTCAGCTGAAACCATCCCCTTACTGGCACGCCATCCTTGGTTCAAAGCCGGTTTAACTGACTCACCTGTGATTCTCAAAGAGGATCCGCGTTCGTGTAATGAAGAAAAGGAAATTCGATCGGCCGATTTAACGGCAGCAACTGAATACCTAAGATTCGACATTTCTTACGCGGTCGTCGATGGAATCGCAGAGGTCTTAAACTGGTCAGATACCAAGAAGAAGGCAGTTCGCCAGTTGCTGGGCCCCCAACTTCTTAATAATGAAGGATATCAAAATCTTCCTCGCACAACATGTGGCGCATTACTCGGGCTCGGTATCTCATGGACCGTACTGAGCGTCATGAATGCATATTGCGCGAATTGGGATTCTGATGGCTTTACCAAGGACCGAACATTCGGCATCTGCGGCGACGATCTTACTGGGCTCTGGGAGCAAGCAAGATGGGCGTCTTACGTCAAGATGCTAAATAACGTCGGCTTGAAAGCTAACCTTCGGAAGTCTTTTTCCGGAACACTTGGAGTATTTTGTGAGAAGCTGATGGTCTTACGTCAACCTCGTGATATCTCTGAATATCGAATTGCTAAAAGCTTCGATATCGCAGGGATCCGCGAGGCTGCTGCCATTAAGCTACTTGAAAGGAAGAAAGTCGGTGGCCTGCTCTCCACTAGGGAGAACCTCACAAAGAGGCTAGCGCAGGATAAATCCATCGTCTCAAACCCAATCAAGCGGCTTATCCGTTACACTCTCCGAGAAATCATGCCTGCCGGGTTACCCCGCGGTCCTGTATTTCTCGGAGGTGCCTCCGGACAGCTTCATCAACAAGATAACTCCAAGTTACTCTCTCTTATCCACGCCTATTCTCGCTCTGGACCCGTCTCTACCATTACCTCGATCAAAGATGAGGAATGGCAGAAACTGCAGAAGGACTTAAGGACGGTAGCAAGCAAATCCCGAGGGGATACTGTCACGACACGGGCGCTGGAAGCAAGCTTCCAGGCAGCCTATGCGCGACGAGATATCTCTCAGGTGCATGCGCGCCCTGAAGAAAAGTCCTTAACTGCAATAAGGGACCAGACAAGAGCTCGAATTCTGCTAGGTGAGACTATGTACAAGCGTAACGGGGGCCTAAGCCCTCGAAACCTTCTCTTCAATCTCGCAGAAAACAAACTCCTGAACGCAAGAAATCGGCGAATTCTCTATTCAATAACTAAAGGGAAGAAACAGATGCCCATCAAACGGGTCATCCAAATACTTTCAAGACGCCAACTTCTCAATATCGAGAAGGAAGACGCGAAGCAGATCGCTAGTCGATACGGACTCCAACCTCCACTTTTCCAAAGCGGAGATCGGTCGACTTGGCGGTTTCTCTTGTCACAACAGGTGACAACTACCACTCACTCATGAGCG